CAAGCAACAGGTCAAGGCGATCGAAGAGCAGTACGACACGAAGTACCGCAAGCAAGTCGAGACGTTGAAGGCGGAGAACGCCAGGATTGCCGCGGAGCGAGACAAGGCGGTTGAGGCTCACGGGCAGAGTCATCTGGTGTCGGAGGCGCGGAAGGCGTTTGCGGCGCACAAGGTGCTGGCGGACTGGCAGGATGTCATGCTCGACAAGGTGCGGGCGTGTACCAGGGTCAAGCCGGACGGCCAGGGTGGATTCCGGATCGAGGTAGTAGACGCGGACGGTACGCCGCGCATTACGAACGCACAAAACTCCACAGATCCAATGGGTGTGGCGGAGTTGGTCAGTGAATTTAAGACGTCCCAGGCCCTTGCGGTCTGTTTTGAGGGCACCAACGCCTCCGGGAGTGGGGCGGCCAGTCAAACGGGTCGGGCAGCGACGGGAGGTCGCCATGTCCTGAGCCAGGCTGACGCCGGCGATGCGGTGAAGTATCGCCAGGCGAAGGAGCGGGCACAGAAGGCCGGGGCACAGTTGGTAATCCAGTAGCAGGCGCAACGGATTATCCAACATGGACGTCGGAACACATTGATGAGGGACATCAGGCGATAGTCCCTGTGGTTGTGCAGAGCAGGCGCTTTTGCACCAAGAGCGTGTCTGCCAGGCGGTGGACGGTCAACAGACAGTCAACCAAACAGCTACGGGGAACAAAGATGGGAAATTCTCTCGGTTACTACCAGCCGTATTTCTACGCCAACGAGGCGCTGATCCAACTGGAGAAGGCTCTTGGCATGGGGGTGCGGGTGCATCGTGGGTTCGACGAAGAGCGTCGGGCCTTCAACAAGGGCGAGTACATCAACATCCGCCGGCCGAGCACGTTCGCGGCGAACGATGCGCCGTCCACGGCACAGGACGTCAAGACCGGCTCGGTCCAGATCCAGCTTGCGTACTGGCGAGAGGTCAAGTTCAAGCTCACCGACAAGGAGCTGGCCCTGTCCGAAGACTCGCTGATCGAAGAGCACATCGCGCCGGCGGCGTATGCCCTGGCGTACGATGTCGACACCAAGCTGGCGTCGCTCTACAAGGACATCCCCTGGTACGTCGATCTCAACGCGACTGTCGCCATTGACGACATCACCGATGTCTACCAGGTGCTGTTCGACAACGGCGTGCCGATGGGCAACCCGAACAACCTGCACTACATGATGGGCGGGGCGCTTCAGAATGGCTTCCAGCAGTTGACGGCCTTCAACCAGTACCAGGGAGCCGGCCCGACGGGCGTGAACACGCAGTTGAGTGGCTCGCTGGGCATCAAGTTCGGGATGGAGTGCTTCGGCAACCAGAATGTCCAGAGCCATACGGCCGGGACGTGCGCGGATGCGACCGGGGCGATCGACTTCGGTTCTGGCACCAAGGCCGTCTACAAGAAGGGCGCGACGATGGTCCACATCGACAGCGTCACGGACGGCGGCACCTGGAAGGCGGGCGACACGTTCGTCATCGCCGGCAACAGCCAGCGGTACGCCGTGACCGCCGATGTCACCTTCACGGGCGGCGAGGGCGACGTGTACTTCACGCCGGCCCTGGTGGATGATGTCGACGAGGACTCGGTCGTAACCGGCCGTGTGGACACCCACGTGGCGAACATGGCGTTCCACCGCAATGCGTTCGCTCTGGCGACGGCTCCGTTGAGTACGATGGGCAACGAGCTGGGGGCCAAGATCGCGACGGTCTACAACGAGAAGAACGGCCTGAGCCTGCGGAGTCGCATCTACTACGTGGGCAACAGTTCCGAGGTCCACGTCGCGCTGGACATTCTGTACGGCGTCAAAACGCTGGACCCGAACCTGGCGTGTCGTGCGTGCGGATAACCCGCCGTTCGAGTGAATTCACTGGCTATGGGGGCGCTGTGTCCCCATAGCCTTCATCGTTCTCCTGCAAGTCGAGACAAGGAGTTCTCAAATGGCAAGCATTCCCACGATTACCGTGTACGGCAAGAAGGGCGCCCTGATTATCAACGCCTGTGATCTGGAGGCGTGGAAGGCCAAGGGATACCGGACCACGCGCGAGCCCGAGCCCGAGCCCAAGAAGGTCGAGGCCCCCAAGGGCAAGTAGGGTCCATTGCTTCTGTCAGTCTATCCGCTTCGGTTGTGCAAGGAGTTTGTGCCCATGAAACGTCTGGCTTTGGTTCTTGTGTTCATCCTGGCCGCCGCGGCGCTGGCGGCGACCGTTTCGTTCCCCTCTCGTCCTTCCGGTGGGGGTCCGATCACCCGAACGGCGGTGTGGTCGTTTGATGAGACGGACATCGGCGACATGAACGTGCCGTCCGATCCGATCTATGGACACGTCCAGCGGATCGTGATTGAAGCCGAGGGGACGGAGGCGGCGTGGGACTTGGCACTGACGGACCCGCACGGCATTACGCTGTTCAGCCTGGAGGGTATTGCGACTCCCTCCGACCCGAATAGCTACGCGATCAACTACAAGGCCGTGGACGGCAACGACTATCTGGGGGTGCCGGTGCATGGGCCGTTGACCGTAGAGCTTGCCAACGTGGCCAGCCATGGTGAGCTTCAAACCTTGACCATGTCGGCGGCGGCGACAAGCGGGACGTTCACGCTGAGTCTTGGTGACGAGACGACCACGGACCTGGCGTATGACGCTGCGACGGCGACGATCGAAGCGGCACTGGAGGCGCTGGAGGGAATCGGGACGGACGGCGTGACTGTCGGCGGCGGGACATTGGCGTCCGGGTCGGCGACGACGTTCACGTTCCGGGACACATTGCGAGATGTGGCCATGCTGGTGCCGGACTTCTCCACCTTGGGTCGCACGGCGGAAGTGCAGACGCTTACCCTGGACGCGGCGGCGACGGAAGGGACATACACGCTCACATACAACGGCAAGACCACGGAGGCCATCACGTACAACGCCAATGCGGCCACGATCAAGGCGGCGTTGGAGGCTCTTGCGACCGTGGAGGAAAACGACATTGCCGTTGGCGGGACGGTCCCGAGTGGCGGAGGGCCGACCACGTTCACGTTCCGTGCCGGACTTGGGGACGTGGCGATGCTCGCGATTGACACCACGGAGTTGACCGGCCCGGAGACTGCCGAGTTTGCCGAGACGATCAAGGGCGTTCTGGCCACGGGATCGTTCGCCGAGACGACCGAATACGGTGCGGAACTGACGGACATCACGGTTACGGTTTATTACCTGGGCAACGGAAACTGAGAAAGGCTTGCTATGGCAACACTGCAAGAAATCTATGCAATTATCCAGCCTCAAAACCCGGTGATGGGCCGGGTCATGGCGGCGCTGGTCAAGGCGTCGTGGGCGGTGCTGGCGGAGAGCGAGGCGACGGAGAATCACGCGAACCGGCTGGCCCTGGCCCAGAAGGTCGTTGCTGACCCGAAGACCTACGAGGCGAAGGTGTGGCGGCTGTTCCTGAGCAATTCCACGGTGCAGGCCGCCATCGACAACCTGTCGGGCCTGACTGACAACGACATTCTCTACGTGGTCCAGACGGAGCAGTACAACACTCTGGCGAACATGGAGGCGGCATAATGGCCATTGCGAACAACGAGCAGCAGGTTGTGTGGTCAACGGCCAGTAGTGTTTCCGTCTCGGCGGGAGGCAATCAGACGTCCGACGCGATCACGCTCTCCACGGCCTGCTACGACGCCATGATTACCATGAAGGCGGACAACGAAGGGACTCCGGCCAGTGGTGACACGGTGGAGATCTACGCCCTGCAATCCTGTGGCGATCCCGATGGGGCGAGCGCGACGGAGTATCCGGCAGACGCAGATGACGGCGTCCTTCTGGCCGTTCTGGACACCTATGCGAACGATCCGATGATAAAGACCGTCTCGCTGCCGGTGGGAGCGCCATATCTCAAGCTATACGCCAAGAGTAACGCGTCGAGCAACGCGATCACGGTTTCGGCGTGCATCAACGAGAAGACCAGTAGCTAAATGAGCTTGATCCTTGCTCCAACCCGGTCGATTGTCCGGCCCAAGCCTCTGGTGGGCACGCAGATTGACCGTGGACATCCTCTCGCTCGCGGTCTCGTCGGCTGCTGGCTGATGAATGAGGGGGCGGGAAACCTCGTGGCCAATGCTGCTGGGCCACTGTACAAGGGGACATTTTATTCCTCCACGGCCCTATGGGTTCCGACTGTGCGTGGTGTTGCATCGTCCCATGATGGCTATACCAGTAAACGACGCATTAAATTAGGAAACTTCACCGATGGATGGAACGAAATCACGGTTGCAATAGCCTGTGCAGCGAGCACCACTGGCAATCCCGGTAAACCGATAACCAAAGGTCGAAATGGAGACTGCGGCAGAACCACCTGGGAATTTGCACGCAATGCTGCTGGCAGGTGGGCTTTTTCAGTACCCGCCGGTGATACGCAATATGGAGCAACCAAGTCATTCCATCAAGAGACTGTGTGGCGACAGGTGGTTGGCACCTATAATGGTGCGCAGGTCCAAATCTATATTGATGGGCAAGCAGGCACTCCGGCGAACCGCACAGGGCCATTGGATGACGACCCGCTGTATCCTGTATATATTGCCGCGATAAATGGGGATTCAGGCGGCAATGGTGACTCCTCGTTTTTCAGCGGAGACATTGCGTGGGCGATGATCTGGTCCCGTGCCCTATCCCCCTCCGAAATCCAATCCCTCTACGCCGATCCGTACCAGATGTTCCGGCGGGGAAACCCTGTGGTCTTCGGCGGA